GCTGAGACTTTTGTTCAACAGTAAAAGTTGTCATATCGTTAACCTTTGTCAGTATAGGTTAATGGTAACACAAAAGTGGAGGTTTGTCAACCTGTTGCGGTATTTGCAACAGTTATCACTTTGATAAGGGTGGAGCGGTTCAGAGGAGTTAAACCTCTCTACCTTCGGGGGAAGGCTGTCTCGGACTCACCGCACTAGAAAAGATTATATCAGATTATCGACCCACTTGAGGCAAATATTTATCTTTTGTTTCTTGCCAGGTTAAGACGGCAAGATCATCATAAAAAAGGTTTTCGGTAGATATTCTACCTTTCTTTGCCAATTGTTTGATTCTCGGTTTGGCATGTTTTTGTTTCCAAACATTGGTAAGATTCTCGACACTTGTATCAAATAATTTTACCATGTTACTGCCATCATTTTCGCCACGAAGAAATTCACAAGTCTTATCATACAATGGCGAAAAATAAATTCCTCTTGCATGTTCGGAACGAATCAATTCTTTTGGTACAGAAAGTTTGTTGTATGCAAAAGACAGCGATCTGTTTTTATGGTCACGTTTATGTGGTTGACCAGATGGTTTCTTTGCAACATACCACTCAAAATATTTTCTGGTGTGATTTGTTTTTAACCACTCACGAATCATGTAACGTGTTTCTGCCAGAGGTTCAAATGAAACTGAGCCTGAAGTAAAACCCATTGGCTGCCAAAAATCTAGATTATCGTATTGAGACAGACCACCGGCCTTTGTTTTACCATACAAAGAAGTCGTGGTTATACCAACAAGTTTATCACCATATAAGTTTTCCCATAATTCTTGAATTGGTGTTGACAAGCAAAGAAGTGCTAACAATTTACCACCAACATAATTAAAACCGAGAGGTTGTAGTGGAACAATTGTTGAACCAATGGCTGTATGATTAATCATACCACCCTGAGTTTTCTTTTCTCTTTCCCAGCCAATAAAGTTATCTCTTGGTGTTAAATCAAGAAAGTCTGAACTGATGCAAGTAACACCAAGATACTTTTTAGTTACTTTATCACGTACAACAAAATTTAAGTTACGACCAATATTAGAATTGTTTTTCATCGTTGAAGAAAATGTACGTATACAATTCCACAACTCAGGTAAATCATCTTCTTTATTTGTATATAGGAGTTCTGGCTCAATGTTTAAGTAATCATCAACATCGTTTTGTACCCAAAAGTTGCTCTTGATTTCATCAATAGCCTTCTGTTGATTCGGGTCGGAGATGACTCGTTTCTCTCCTTCCCACAAATCATTGACCACAATAGATGGATATCTATCTTGCACTTCACACCATTTCTGGAACAAAGTATACTCTTTAACATCCATTTGTGAAACATAGGACAAATCACGAATGACCCTCTCCCGAAGATCACTCTCATCAATGTTCTCATACACAATGCCGGAATCTCTCCATTTATCCCATTGTGTTTCTACATCATCTTTTGGATCAAATCGATAACTCATTATTTTTCACAGCTCTCTTTATCTTTTTAAGCATCTTTTGTTGTTTTTGCTTTGCCATTTTAATTGCTAATGAACCTGCATGTTCAACAAATCTGATACCGTTCATGTGATCTAATTCATGTAAGAAACATCTGGCAGTTAGACCACTCAGTGTAGTAGTTTTTGTTTCACCATTTTGATTGATAAACTCTACTTCAATCCAACTAGGCCTGCTTATTTTAAGAAATAAACCTGGGTAAGAGAGGCAACCTTCAGGTTCTTTTTTCAAATCATCCGACATATTGATTACCTTTGGATTAATAAAGGCAAGTTCCATGTCCTCATAACCAATAACAAAAACTCTTTTCATTATGCCGCATTGATTAGCGGATAAACCAAGGCCTTTATACTTCTGTCGAGTTAAATGAAGTTGTTTAATCAACTTGTTCATTGCTGGTGAAGGTAATGGGTCTGTATACTCAGGCATTACCATTCTTAACATTGGAGAATTGTCATCGTATACTGGTAAAGGTTCAATTACTTCTGTTTTTCCCAAGTTGACGGATGTATCAATCTTTAAAATATCATCACTCATAGCACATAATCCTCCGCAGAATCTTCTGCTGATTGTAGTTTAGTAAATTTGGATGTATAGTGTACTCCAAAAACATCTTTAAATGAAACTACGAATTTCTTTTCTTCTTCGTTCACATAGACCTTGGCAGTCCTTTCGCCATTCTCACTCATATATTCACTTATCAATTTCATCTCATCACCTTTGAGAAGTTTTTTTCTTTTGCAAAACGAATAGCTGTGATAAATTTATCTTGTAAGATATCACCTTTGTGGCTGATAACAAACAAATTTACACCCTCTAGCATGTGAAGAATCTTCATCAACTCTTCTGTGCCACCAACATCTAAACTAGAATCAAATGTTTCATCAAGTATCAACAAATTTGTATTTGCGGAATTCTTTAACTTAGCCACAGCACGCCAAGTCAACATCAATGCCATATCAATTCTTTGTTTTTCACCTTCTGAAAAATTGTGATAACTAAAATCGTCACGATGGCGAGACTTGATAGTTTCTTTAAAAGATTCATCTAAATTAAAGTTCACAAAAAAGTTTAACGACGATAGGTATTTGTTTACCAATTTATTGATAATTGGCAAATACTGTTTAATAATTTTAGTTTTAATACCAGTATCTTTGAGTAACAAAGATGCAGCATCATAGTATGTTTTATCAGTAAGTAACTGCCTTAATTCAGATTGCGTTTCTTTAATTTCATTTTGTAGATTTACAAGTTCACTCTGGTCTACACTGTCATTATTTGTTTGTAAATTTTTGATTTCTTTTTCAAGGCGAATGATGTTTTCGTTATAGCCTTTTATAAGTGTTTGTGTTGTGGCCAATTCAATACGAACATTCGATCTTTCTTTTTCATCATTACGAACAACCTTCAGTATTGATTCATGTGCCGTTATCTTAGCTTGTAATTCTTTGAGAGCCTCATTGAGTTCATGCTCTTTCGATGAGAGTTCAGAGCATAGTGTTTCTTTAAACTCCACGGTAATGGCTTGCCTACAAGTTGGACAATCAGCATTGTGTTCATAGAACTGTGTATCATTTCGAACTTTGGATATCTTGCTTTCAATCTGAGACTCAACTTTCTTGTACGAAGCAATCTTGTTCTCAATCTCAGGCGCTTTTGCAACAGTGTCATCCAAACTGGACAGTCGTTCGACCAATATGTCAATCTCGTCAGATAATGTGCCAATGGTTTCTCTATTACTCTGTATCTCACCATCATACTCTTTTACCTTCTCTTCGTTATTCTGATTGAGTTTATCTAGATGTTCTTTCTTCAGATCATATTTCTGTTTAAGTAGTTCAATCTCATTTTTCTTTTGAACCATTTCATCTTTGTTTGATGATAGTTTACTCTTTACCAAACTATTCATTACTGAGAAGATTTGAATGTCTAACAAATCTTCAATAATGGCTCGACGGTCAGCAGCAGATAACTGCATGAAAGGAGTAAAAGATGCTGAACCAAGAATTACAATCTGTGTAAAAGACTTGTAGTTTAGCTTGAGAATAAACTTTTCTAAGTATTCTTGATAGTCTCTAGAAGCTGCATCTTGATTTAACAGTTCGCCATTCTGATAGATTTCAAATACACTTGGTTTTATACCACGAATTATCTTGAATGACTTATTACCAACATCAAACTCCACTTCTACAACACATTCTTTACCGTTAATTGAATTTACAAGCTGAGGTTTATTGATATTGCGAAACGCTTTACCAAATAAACCAAAGCACAAAGCGTCTAGCATTGTGCTTTTACCTGAGCCATTTTCTCCAACAATAAGTGTGTTTGTGTTGGCGTTTAACTTAACCTCTGTAAACGTATTGCCTGTGCTTAAGAGATTTCGCCATCTTACATTACGAAAAACAATCATTATTTAAATTTAGGTCCAGTAATCCAGACAACAAGAGACTTTCTACGGCCTTTTGTCACCGGAGCAACTCTGTGTATGGCATAAGAAGGAAAGAAAATCATTCGACCACGGGTCAAATCAACAGTTTCAGCATTAGATTCTTGGCCAGAATTTATTTGAAATTCTCCACCCTCGAAGTCTACACCAGGCTCGTTTAACAACAGCGACATGGATAACTTTCTAGTTTCATCCATATTTTCTGGCATGTTTTTGCCATTAATCATATCTTGATGAAAATCGTATTTACCTAATTCATCACCTTCATATTCAGTGTACTGAAAAGATTCATATCCGTTTAGATTGTAATTAAAGAATCTTTCATTGATACTCTCGATGACCCAATTAATTCTTTCAAAAATCCAAGCAGTGTTTTCACCATAATTATAAAACTTTACATTTGAAACACGAACATCTTCATTGACCAATTGTTTAGTGTGTTCACCTACTGTTGTACCCCTTTCAACACCGTTTGAGGTAAAAAACTGGCACATTTTGTCCAATTCTTCTTTTGTAAAAGCATTATCCCAATAACACCAAGTGTAAGTAATTCTACGTCTTTCATCAGGATTATTATAGATTGTCTTGTACATCATTCTACCTTTTCTAGCGTGAGAGATTCCACATAAAGTTCTCTCATTAAATTCTTGAGTTTATCCGATTCAACTTGCAACTGCAAATTGTCAATATATTTGGACAAGATTGTCATTGTATCTTCAGCTTGGTCAACAATGTCTTTATCATCATCAGCAATTACTTCGGTAAAATCTTCGACGATTGAAACATCACAAGCGCCTGCTTTATAAATCTTATCTATAACAATATCAAATAAAAAAGGATTCATCTTCTCTATCACTATGACTTTAACGTAACAACCTTCATAGATAGAATAATCGAATGATTTATAATTTTCAGAAAAATGTTCTAAACCATCTTTGTAGTTTAGTTTGTAAAACATTCGATTTTTGTTTTCAACGAATTCTAGTGATCTTGTTTCAGTATCAAAGATATGAAATCCTTTTGGATCATTATAATCTGCCCATGTCATTTCGTATGGCGTACCAACATAGGTAATATTATCTGATGAAGATTTATGGTGAAAGTGTCCACTTAACACCACATCATACTTTGATAATGCTTTCCTGTCAAGGCCACCTTGATGAACATTGCCTCGATCCATTTCAAAACCATCTATCTCAAAATGACCAAAACAAATTTGTGATTTACTGTTTTTTATTTTTTCAAAAATTTCATTCTCATTATCTGGACAAATCCAAGGAACAATATCAATAGAAACACCATCAAATTCTAATGTATCAAAATCATCATAGTATTCGAGATTTTCATACTCGTTCAACAACAAGCCTGTTGAATTTACCTCAAGTGTGTTTTTAAATGCTATGTCATGATTACCAAGAAGTGTGTGTACTTTAATACCTAAAGTCTGGCATCGGTCAAAAAAGTATTGACGGCATAGATGTAGTGTATTGAAATTGATAAACTTTCGGCGATCAAACAAATCGCCTAGTTGTACCACACAGTTGATATCATTTTCGATAAGGTATGGAAAAAATACTTCATCATAAAACTTTTGGAAGTATTTGTGAAATTCTAAAGAATCACCTCGAGCTCCAAAATGGGTGTCTCCGAGAACACATAATTTCATAATATTTTATTGCCTTTTTTCATATTTCATCAATAAATTTTTCTAGACCTTTTGTTTTGTTTTCTTTTTTCTTACGTTTGTTTTCCTCGAACGTCTGAATAAACTCCGATATGTTATCATAGAGTTGAAATTGTTTTTGGTGTCCATCGGCATCTTCAAACATTTCGAACTCATCTAGAATACCAATTTGTTCAGTTGCCTTATACTTTACATATAATTGTTTTTTCTCTTTTTGAATTCGACGTAAGAAAGCATAATATATGATTTGAGTAAAATATGCAAATGGATTGTTACTCTTTACCGGGTCAAAGTTACGAAAATACATTAAACAATTTTCTATACCATCGGCAATCATCTCATCACGGAAAGAATAAGAAATGAAGTTTGGTTTTCTTGATAAGTGTTCCGCAATTTTCAAGAAACATTCACCTAGATAATTCGGTATAGGCGGATCGTTTTTCTTTTCTTTTTTGGCAATGTCACATTGTTTTTGGTATTCAATCAACGCTGCCAAAAAATCCGAGTTGTTGATATAGTGTTTTGTTTTTTTAGTGGTCATAGGTCTTTTTCAAATAACTTTGCCATTGCTGTTCTTCTATCATATTTGT